CATTCAACAACTGTTCTTGAGTTCTTCGCCGTCGGGTTGATTACCAAAGGCATTGCCTGAGGTTTCTGTCAAGGCTGGCGGACGGTTTAGAAAAACTATAACGTGGCAACGTCAATCCCACGAAAAAAATGATTGACCCAATAAGTTTTTCTTTTGAGTTGTATATTCTACAAAAACATACTTTCCATTTGATGCAATAAAATAAGTATCTGGTGTACCCAAAGTGGTCTTTCGTGTACCCGCCTCTCCACCAAGAGATACTATATTCGGATAGCCTATTTTATATAAATAGGAATCGCAAAGATTTTGAAATGATCCTGCATCCAGTTGAAGTATTTTTTGTTTGATACTTTCAATATTAGCCATAATCAACACCTCTACTATTTGAAATCCTTTTGTTCCACTAAATCATCTTAAAATATCTTAACGCATCTTCGATTGCCCGTTCCTTTTCTGGTGGTACTTGTGGAACTTTTGATTCTTTTTCACCTAAATTATAATTGATTCGTTCTATCAGTCTATGTTTTCTTTTAACTTGTGCTATATATAATTGAGATACTTTAAGTCCTGTCTTATCTAATACATATTGCTTTATTTCAACGTATGTTGCTTTGCTCTCTGCAGCGGTCAAATCAAGCTCCTCCATCTTCACCTCCACCTATATATATTTATCCGATTTAAGTTTGGAAAGCAAACACACAACTTCGACTGTTGTTTCGTTGAGCAACCGAATTGCCCTACCCTCTTTACCATCATAATATATCGGGAACTTGAAGTCGATCTCATCTACGATGCGCTCGTTTGTCTTTTTGTCCGGATATATCGTTATACTTTCTATGAAGTTCTGGAAGAACTCCTTCTTTTCAAGGTCTGACATTTTGAAGTAGATATCGTCAAAGTGTTCTAAGACCTTGTAAAGCTCCTGTGCTGTCAGATGCTCTCCGTACACTGCATTGATTTTATCAGTGATATCCTGAATGGCATCCTCGACCTCGCTGATCTTATCATACAGGTTATCCAGCCTGTCCTGCATATCCTGATACTTTCGATCATAGTGCCTGTCGTTCACATCCAGAGCATCCAACATATCAGTCAGCTTTTTCTTTGCTCCGGATAATTGTCTGAGCTGTCCCCGAAGCTTCTCTCTTTCGGCCTCCAACTGGCTAACATCAACCTTCTGTCCCAGCTTATCCTGTATGAAGCCCATGAAGCTTTCATCATTGACCATATCGCTGATGACTGCTTCTATCTGATGATTCAGCTCATCCTGGTTCAGAGAAGGTTTGTAGTTACAGAAATGGTCATCATCAATCTTCTTTCTGTGAAGGCACCTGTAATAGAAATCATCCTTATACTCGCCACTCTTCTTATTCTTTCGCCTTCGGACGGTTCCCGCAAGCCCCGTCCCACAGATCGGACATTTGATTATACCTGAGAGGATATGCTCGTGGTCAAGGCTGTGTGTCTTGTTCCACTTTACCCCCATCTCTTTCCGCTTAGCCTGAGCGGCTTCCCACAACTCATCGCTAATGATAGCATCGTGCTTGCCTTCAGCAATCAAAGGATTATCTACCTTTACCCTATGATACTGATCTCTGGTTCCTTTGACCTTTTCCGTTGTACTCTTACCGTAGGCAATCTTCCCGACATAGACTGGATTGTCAAGGATTCGCGCCAGGAAGGTTCTGGTGAAATAATTGTTTTCCTGAGCCCGTGTTTTCTTCTTGGTATAGCCATGCTGATTCAAATAATTGCAGATGGAGTCCAGCCCCATATCTTCATGAACATATTTCTGGAAGATAATCCTGACCACTTCTGCATCCGCCGGATCAATAATTATGGTGTCGTTCTCCTTATCTAGATTGTAACCAAATGGAGCCTGTCCGCCATTCCATTTTCCTTCACGGGCTTTCTGCTTGCGGCCTTCCATAGTCTGAACCAGAATATTTTCTCGTTCAATTTCAGCAACAGCAGATAGCACTGTAATGGTCAGCTTTCCGGAATCCTTCGATGAATCAATACCATCCTCAACACATATCAGATTAACGCCAAAGTCTTGAATATACTGAAGCGAATTCAGCACATCTGCTGCGTTACGCCCGAATCGTGAAAGCTTGAATACAAGGATGTATTTTACTCCATCACGATCATTCGCCACATCCTGAAGCATTTGAGTAAACTCAGGTCTTCCGGTTATATTCTTGCCTGACTTACCTGCATCGCAATACTCTCTTACTATCTCCATGTGCTGAAAATCAGCAAACTTTGTAAGCCTTTCCTTTTGAGCTTCGAGACTGTACCCCTCAACCTGCATAGAGGTGGATACTCTCATATAAATATAGCATTTATCTTTTTTAGCTTTCATTTGTCACCACCTCACTGCTTGGTATCATCTCTACAGAAGGATCCAGCATCCTATAATGTTTCAGGGCATCTATAATGATCTGCTCCTTTGCCGCCGGGCACGTCGGTACATGCTTTTCAGGATCAGCAGCCATGTTATAATTAGCTCCCATATCTATTCCGTATTTCCGCTTGATCTGTGCAATGTACAGAGAAGAAACCTTAACACCATTCGTTTCCAGAATATATTTCTTTAACTCCGCATAGGTCGCTTTCGCTTCTGCCTTCGTCAGCGCCTGCTTTGTACAATCAAGAGTAAAACAGATATCGTCCTCTTTATCACCTTCCGGAGTAAGAGCGTCCTCTCCATATTCGGTGGAGAAGCGGAAAGATATGCTTTTGAGCATCTTGCCATCCTTGCGTGTTTCCGGTAATACCTCTATATGATCTATAAACAGCCTGTACATTTCACGGCGCTCCTGACAGTTCATATGTTCATATAGCTTCGTGAAATGATCCAGCATTCGTTCTATATTCTCAGAGGCCTTGAATCCCTGCTTCAAGGATTCAAGCTTACGCATGATGGATATGATTTTTCTTTCGATTTCCTCTATCTTATCATAGCCTTCATCAATCTCAGCCAAAATCTGATCATATGTGACCTCATATCCATCAGCCATAATGTCTAGCGCATCCAGCTGCTCTCCAAGCTTTCGATTGTTCAGTTCTTCTTTTCTCAGTTCCTTGCGTTCCTGCTTCAGGCGCTCTTCCAGCTGTTCCACTGTGGCTTGGTTCTGAAGATTTGCAGTCACCGCATTCTTATATTCCGGCAGTGCCGTAAGCCGCTGGATAATCTCGAAAACAGAGCTGTCGATCTTTTCCTGGTTATAGGTATGTCTGAATGAACAGGTCATTCCGTTAGACTTTCTGCTATTGTTGCAGGCATAGTAATGAATCGTCTTATAATAACCACCATGATTCCGGTTGATACGCTTATTCTTCGTATGTATCATACCTGATCCACACATTGGACATCTTACCAGTCCTGACAACAGGCTGATACGTTCAGGATCATCTAATTCGTATCTATTCTTGGACAGCCTCTCCCTCTTTTCCTGCACAGCATTCCATTCTTCTTCCGTCAGAATAGTCTCATGTACACCCTGCGCTATTACAGCATGCTTTGGGTCTGGCTTCAAAAGCTTTCCATCGGGTCCTTTTTTATTGGTTCGTCGGCCAAATATGAGTTTCCCACAGTAGAGCGGATTGTCCAGCACATTAACGATAAAATCATATGTGAACGGTCTCTGCTCCACACCGCCATTTTCTTTTCTCAGATAGCCTTCGTCATTTAGTGTGACCGCCACTGAAGTCGCTCCCATATCCTCCTGCATGTACAGATCGAATATCTTCCTGACAATCTTTGCTTCATAAGGATCTATGATAAGTTCTCTGTCTACACTTTTGTAGCCATAGGGAACGGATCCCCCTGACCATTTGCCATCTCTGATTTTCTGAAGTCTGCCGGCCATAAACTGGTCTGTGATGTTCTCACGTTCAATCTCCGCTACAGCTGATAAGATTGTGAGTGTCAGCCTACCGCCTTGTGTTGAGCTGTCTATCGCGTCATCAACGCTGACAAGGTCGACACCATAATCTGTAAGCAGCTGCATCGACTTCAAAACATCTGCAGCATTACGTCCGAATCGAGATAATTTGAATACAAGAACATAAGAGATATTGTCCTTCTGGCTGATGATATCATCCATCATCCTCTGGAATTCAGGCCTTCCCTTAATGCTCTTCCCAGATTTGCCAGCATCGCAATAGTCGCCGGCTATCTCCAATTCCCTATATTCAGCATACTCATAAAGTCTTTCCTGTTGAGCCTCCAGGCTGAACCCTTCTGTCTGAGCAGCCGTGGATACTCGTGTGTATACATAACACTTTTTCCGATTATTCTTCTTTTTCATTTTCGGTTGCTCACCTCACAACAGTATATCTGTCTTGAATTACAATATAGCACGAATCTCGAAAAACTTCAATAAAAAAATCGCCGGCCAACCTAATTTGTGACCGACGATCCTTCTTGTTGTTTGGTTGCTGCCTGTCGCTCTTCCTCTTCGATCTCAGCCAGCACCTCTCTACCGTATTTTTCTATCATTCGCGCAATAAAGGCTGCGCACTTCTCCATATTCCGGCGACTCACCGCATCCAGCTTGGCACGCCGTTCTTCATTCCTCTGTCTGATTTCTTCCTCTGTCATAGCCGGTATAACCTCCAGTATGTTGTAGAAGGTCTCCCTTCCCAGCTATGTAAGGACAGTTATGGCAGAAATGACCGGAAAGAAGGAAGCATTATTGTGGAAAAATCATTTCCAATAATTCCAAAATCATTCCTCTGTATTCATTTACAACATTATAGACATTGCTTTTATCTTCGCATACGTCCTCATATTTCAAATAGTTACCCCCATGAGCCGCATCATTTCTACGCGAAGACTTGTCTTTTAGCTTTTGTCCATAATTCTTAACCGCACTTGAGTTTGTAACATTATATTTGTCCTTAAGATACTTTTTAAAACACTCTTCCCCTTCTATTCCCTCAAATAAGAAACCCAATACACCTATTTCGCAAGAATCCTTGGCATTTCCATTTCTCCAAAACTTTGTGTAATCAGAAACATATTTTTTCCATTCAGTATTAGTTTTGAAGTTAAAGGCTTTGGCATCCTTTTTATCTACAGTAGACAAAACATCCCTTGCATATGGAATGTACACAAGTTTATTTAGGAAATCCTCAAGAGACATATAATACATAATAGATATGCAACTGTAATCAAAACGCTCTCTCGCTTCCTTCCCCTCAACATATTGCTTGAATAAATACTCAGCCGATACAAGCGAACTAAAGATATTTGGGAATTTAGCTAAAGTTGATAAATATGGTTCGAACTCCTCAGAAACAGCTGCGTAGAGCTCATCATACACATCCTTTTTGCTTATTTCTGACTTTATTTTCTCAACAATCCGCACCGACAATTCATCAAGCTTCTCTTCTTGTTCTTCAGTTGTGAATTTTTTCAGGCGTACTATATACTTTTGCTTCGCCTGCATGAGACTCTCGATGTCATCAGAAGAAATTGCTTCAACAAATTGAAGAATATCATTAACAGATTCCTTAAATAACTCAGCATCTGCTTCTAACGCTTCCATCACTTGTGAATCCAAGTATTCTCTTTCCAATTGGTAATAAACCTGATGGAAAAAGACTTTTCCAGTATAATAGTTTCTGATTTTTGTCATATTATCAAACTGTTCAAGCATAGCAGGTTTGGATGTATTCATCTTTTTAAGGTCTTCATCTGTCGAATGATAGAGTACCTGAAAAATATCGCATACTATATGCATCACATCCACAGTTTTAATCCATATAGCGTATCCATGATTACAAACAGCTTTTTTTCTTACTGTTTCGTTGTCATCATCCATAAATATTCTCTTATACTGAAGCATTTCAAATTTTGATATTTGATTCGTTCCGATAATATCGTCTGTCATACGATCCACGGGACACAACCATTCAAGTTCTTTATACTTCTCAAATATCCCGTTCGTGTGAAAGGCTATAAGTTCAAGCCAATGTGAAATAACGGCTAATTTATTTACGATCATCAGTCCATCAAGAGGATAAGAAAGATGCATATCTGGATCTCTGTCGAAATCATCAAAATATGTCTGTACATAATCGATGAGGGAAGATACTAAAACTTTAAGATCTTTCTTGTTATGTGTAATTCTCCAGTACGTAAACAAAAGGTATAGTGATTCTGTGGATCGTTTTCGAAGATTCTCTCTTAGCGAATAAAATGCCACGTACAAATCAACTGAGCGATTCCCCTGCAGAACCATTTGTTTCTCAGCCGCTTCATTCAAAGTGACAATGCATCCCGCAAGTTTTTTGCTTGAGACGATCCCATCAACCATGCTGAAATAACGTTCTATTAAGTACAGCTTCTTTTCCTTGTTTCTTTCTCTTTTCACTTGAAGAAAAACCTCACTCGTTATGCTTCTCAAGTGTTCACTAAGAAAGACCGACATTTTCATCACATCGAGATCACGCATATGACTTTCATCAGACGTGTCATAGACGTAGCTATCTCCAGCACATGAAGGATTAAAAGAATCTGTAATCGCTAGTAAATGGGTAAATTGATTCTTATCACCAGATTCCCATTCTTGATACAACTCAAGCCAATTTGAATTTACATTTATATCTTTTAAACCGTCACGAATATCATTTTGCATATCAACCATAAATGCTTGATTGTCATTGGACATCATAGTCATCAACTCTATTCCTTTCATAATAGTAATAAAGCACATAATCCGAAGACTATGTGCCCTCTGGCCAAACATTATGTAGAGCTAGCGATTGCCGTTTCCGGCAACCGCATACTCCTTGCAAGCATCAACCGCATGGATCGATACTCTCTCAGCTGCAGAAGCATCCATCTTTATAGCAAAGATGGTGCCGACCGTAGCCGCGCCAAGGGCAACAACAAACTTCCAGTCAATCGTGACAACAAAGTTCATAGAGCGATACCTCCTTCCTAGAGCAGAGCTCCAAAGATATATTCGATCGCCTATGATGTTGCCCTCCACCTTGCAGTGGAATATTATAAAATACCACCAACACTACTATGTGTCAATACTTTATTTCAAAAAAATAATGGCTGGTAGAGAAACATATCTCCACCAGCCGTCTTCTTAAATCCTACGGACGAAATCCAACGAGATCCATCCGATTCCGCTCTTTAACCTGCCCCATCCGGCGGAACTGCCTTTACCGCTCCGAACTTCCATGATAGTGAACACCCCTGGCTCAATAAAACGAACTCTGCCGAAATCCGTTCCCGGACCTTTCCGGATATTCAAATCAGAGATACTGACCTTCACCAAGAACGGCACCTTCACCTCAGACTGCGCAGCCTTCGGCTCATACACAACCTTGCCATCGACGTCGAACACCTTGTACCCTAGATTCTGATCAGCGCACTTCTTCGCATTGTCCAGAATCTTATAAGCACCCTTCTGCGTCTTGCTGTCCGCCCAGGATTTCCTCACTCGATACCACCGGATCACCTCACCGCCGGAATCCTTCGCGTCATAATCTGTCAGTTTCCATTTCTCGATGATGGATATCAGCTTCTCCACATAGGTCAGGCTTGTAGCATACCCGCCATCCTTGATGATCTGGACTGCCTTCTTATAATCCGTGCATCCCTTCAGCCCGTCATATCTCAGTTTGCTGTCGTTCTTCGCTCCAAGCAGATAAGCGGAATGGTCAGCAATAGAATCCTCTATGCAGGGATACTTACGGAAATCTGCCGTGACCGTCTCATAGCTTCCATCTGTGTGCTGTTCCTGCGTCTTCTTCGTGTACTTGCTCTTGCCGTCCCAGCTGGATCCGCTCCAGGTATTTCCGGACAGGCTGCATTTCATCCCGAAGATATTATTGGCATTCTGAGCCAACTCCGACTTTCCATACCCGGATTCCAGAATAAACTGAGCCAGCGATACCGATGCCAGGATGCCGCTTTTCTTCTGATCAGCCGTGAACAAAGCACCTATCTTCCTGATCGCATCCGCCTCAGACAGATCCTTCAGGACAGAAGCCTGCGTTCCCTTTGCAGCCGAACCACCTCCGGAATCAGAAGATCCCTGCAGAGCCTTCGTCACCTTCTCTGCCAAATCTCCCATCCTTGCGTACATCCAGTTTCCAGGGCAGGACTTATTCGCGAACCACCGATGAACCGTCAGTATCATCTCGCCGCTCTTCGGAGAATAATTCAGAGTCTTATCCTTATCCCCGAACCAGATAAGCTTGTTCTTGCCGTTACGCTTACAAATATCGATACAGAGCTTGATCAGAGTCTGATACACAACATCCCTGAAAGCATAAGGCTCCGTAGCATCGGAAGCACACTCGATTGTGATCGCCCTCTGGTCATTGGCGTTGCTGGAAGAACACCATGAACGGTTCTTCTCTTCCACATACATCCCGACACGCCCATCCTTGTCTATGCCGTAATTGCTGGATGCCTGTGTACTGCTCTTATAAAACCAGTCGCCCAGACCTTCCGCCGTACACTGACCGACAACACAATGAGGCGTGATCCTGTCAATCGCCATCGTCCTCTGTCCGGAATGGTTCGGACTCAGCTTCGTATAAACTACCATCGGACTATTCGTATATCCCATTATTTCTCACCATCCTTTTTATCCTCTTCCTTTTCGCTGCGATCATGCAGCTGCTCCAGCACCTTCCTGAGTTTCACCGGAATAGGCAATCCCAAATACGCAGCGTTCTCCACCAGCGACAGCCCTTCATTGCTCAGATAGAAGAAAATGATTGCTGTCCTTAAGACGCTCCCGCTCCCGATTACCTGTGTATCAAGCAAATGCCCGATACCTACTAGCGCAAAGATCAGCACCTTCCTGCAGATTCCCTTGAACCCCACAGCGCTCGACAGTTTCTTATCCGCCACTGCACACATGATCCCGGTGATGTAATCCAGCACCACAAAAGCCAGAAGCGCATAAAGCAGGCCGTCACAGCCGCCAAGGAAATAACCAAGCCAGCCGCCTACCGCCGCAAAGATTGCCTGAATCACATTCCAAAACTCTTTCATCGCAAATCCCTCCATTTCGTTACAAACTAAAAGGGACAGCCGAAGCCATCCCTCGAAAACAATTATTCAGTTACCGGAGTTTACACCGTCTGCTCCGTCAACGTATAAGTGATCTTCATCGTCTTATCCGCATTCTTCACCACCGCCTGCGACAGATTGCAGATTGTAGCCAGATACGGAGTCAGGATCCATGTGTACCTGTACTGGTTAAGATAAGCACCGCCCCAGGCAAAGACATATTCCTTGTACCGGAAGAACGGTGTGGAAACATTGCCGCATCTCTCCCCGGCAAACGTAGCAATCACATTATCATTCACATCAATCTCAAAATCGTAAGCCACAATAATGTCATTGATAATGGACATGCAGCAATCGCAGCTTCCTGTCTCACCCAAGCATTTCATGGTTGATGTGAATCCCAGACTGATCAGTGTCACGTCAGTACTATTGGAGATATTGATTTTGTAAACGCCGGTCTTGTCATAAGACGGCGCATACAAATATCCGTTCCTTACCACAGCGCTTCTGTTCCCGGAGGGATAACTGGATCCCTCCTTGAAGCTTCCCATCGTCATCAGCGTTGCATTGGAAAGCGTCCACTGACCTTCCGTAAATGTATAGTCGCTCTTCCTGATCTTGATCCAGAGCACCGTTGCGCTGCCGGATGAATTGCCCTGATTGGCAAATCCATACCAGTACCCATCGCCGCCATCCATGAAAATTCCATACGGCGTATAGCTTCCATAGAAATGGAAAGTGTTGCACTGGAGAACCGTCGTATCCTCCAAGGTCAGTGTACTGTCATCCAGCTTCTCATTCAGACCGATATCGAATATCGGAATCCTGTACCTTTTGATTGTGACGGTATTACTTGCGTAACAAAGTGCATACAGCTTCGCATTCTCAAAATCAACCGTCACACAACGATACAGGTCATTGATGAAGCCGTCCCCATCATCCAGACTGACTTTCTTAATCTGAAGCAGTGTAGAATCCACCGCCACCTCAGATCCATAAGCATTCGCCCCACCATGTTTTGATGTCAAACCAACCGCCGCAATTGTTCCATTCCCCTGCGAAGGCGTAAACTCCCAGACAAACTTAAATCCATCCGACAACTTCATGCTCTCTGTCAGGTTCATGCTGCCCCTCTTCGTATTTGCCGTGGCATTGACATCATTACTGGCATAAGCCACCGGCAGATTCGTTGACGGCAGATAAAGGTTATCCGCCTGCTCCGTAATGGAACTCGGAAAAAGAAGGATGCCGCCGATCATATTCGGACAGATCGGAAGCAACTCCTGATTCCATGTCAAGGAATCATCATATTGTCCGCCGGCTTTATACATGACACCCATCGGATTTACTCCCAGAATGTCATTGACAGCATTGGTGACCATGTTGGTCTCCGATACCGTCTCAATCGTTCCTGTATTCTGGTCTTCCAGCTCAATAACCAGATTTCCTGTATATCTCTTCATCGCAACCTCCTTAAGTGTTACTTCCCGGCACATCCACCGGCATCGCGAATCCGCCCACGCTTGTTCTTCCTGACTTCACATCGGAATAGAACCGCTTCACAGTCTCTTTAATCTCCCAGACATCGCTCTCAGTAAATGCCTTCGCCTGAAGCCTGTCAGTCTGAGAACCGTTGCCGATTCTGAACAGATCCACATACTCTTCAATATCAATCCTGCCATCCCATGCCGCCGAAGCACCCATACTCTGGCCGGAAATGGAAGCAATGCACATCCCGGTATCCACCGCAGCCGTGCCGCCCTCGCATCGCATGTAGACATTGAAGATATTCGTGTAGTTTGGCACCACATCCTCGATTGGATAATACAGAAGGATCGTGTGCCTTCCGGAGTGCCAGTTCTCCTGCGGATAATGCACCGGGATCATCTGGTTGTTGAACTCAAAGGAAAAAATCACATCCGCATGACCATCCTCCTGCCAGCTCATCGGAAGAGATATTGTTATCGTCTGCTCTTCCGTATTGCCGATCACTACCGGCTCTTCTTCAGGATCATCCGGATCCACCGGCAGATCATCAACAGGGACAGACGGAATCACCACATCCCCGGATGCTGTAACAGACCTTGTCACCGGCTGAGCTGTCACATCCACTATCACCTGCCCGAAGAACTGCGCATGGTTCGCTTCAGTCGTAGCAAACTCGATGGAAATGATCTTCGTATCCACATCCGCCACCGTGAATGCCGATGCATTGGTGAAGGTATGAATCCCGATCTTCCCTGCCTCGATCTGAGCCAGCAGCCCGGAGATGTTCTTATCATTCTTACTCTTTGCCTGGGACAGCTTCGGATTCTTTCCCACGCACTTGATACTCTGCCTGCCTCCGATCTTTATGCTGTTTGGTCCTATGTCAAGAAAAAGTACAAATTAAATGTAACCAATTTTCTCTGTTCTGAGCGAAGTTTAACTTGCTATTTTTATTGCATTCTCCTCGATGTTTTCAAGATATTGTTCCTCATATTCATTTGGAGACAAATATCC